GTACTTCGCGGGTGAACTCTGTCTGGTCAAATGTGCCAGAACCCTGTAATTTGTATTGCCCTAAATCTGATTCGACTGTCTGGGATTTTATGCCTGTTCTTTCGAAAAGACGTGCTGGGTTTATGTCTATAGACCCGTGTCTGGCACTGTGATCTGATACTCCTTTTTTGACAACCCCGGGAGCGACAATTCCGCCGCCCCATTGTGACGGTGTTATATTAGATGATCCTGATGCTTGAGACTGGGGTGAAAATAGATTTGGGCTAACAATTGATGATGTTAGATAAATACTTGATGATTGTAACATCATAGGATAGACGACTTTTCTCTCACTACCCCCAGTGAATCTCTTTATGTCTGTCAGCCCAGTCGGTGTTCTCAAATCTGGTGATCCTGAGGGCACATTCTTTATGTGAATATTGACTGATCCTGTCAAACCGATGACAGTATTACCGGTGCTACCCACATTCTGCTGAGTTAGTCTTACAGGTGAAACTGTTCCTGGGTCATCGTCGTCGTAGAATCTTTCTGCACGAATATGAAGTTGCTTACATTCGTTTACTGCACGAATAAATGCCTTACTTACTTTCTCAGCAGAATACTTCCCTTGAATGCCTACTGTCAAGTCAAATACTGTGCCAGATGTAGTGCCGCTAGTAATGTTGACTATTTCACCCACAGATCCAGTATTGTGATCGAATATAAAGTGAACCTTGTGCGGGTTTGTACGATTATCCTCTAGCGATATTTTTGTCTTGTGCTCTGGCCTTTTCCAAAAATAGATCTTAGATTCTGCAAATGGTGATTGAAAATAAATTGATCTAGTATCATCATACCAAGACTTCTTATTACCCTTGAAGTCAACATCGCCTAGCAGTCTTTTCGCTGCTGGATAGTGGTATGTATCTGTCCCGTATTTATTATCATATTCATGCAATCTAACTCTTGGCGGGTTTGTTAGATATCCAGATCTTGCTTTTCGCATTCCGTTAAGTGATGCATGATAAACTGCTCTAATTCCCTCGTCTGTTAAGTTTGTCTTCCAGATAGCTACATCAGAAATTGATCCCGTAATGAAAACTTCTCTGTCATCTTCATCTCTTGCAGCACCGATATAAAACCCACTCCCAGTATGAACCATTCCTGAAGCACCTGAGAATGTTGGCCCTGTGTATCTACTAGATGTTCCTGCTAGTGTGGGAATTCCATTTACATATAGCTTCATTCCCGACGCGCTTTGGCTCCCATCGTATGTTGCTGCTACGTGCCACCATGGACCTCTTTGTGCTGACATGTCTGGGCCGGACCTTAGTGATCCTGTATGAGATGTAGCTGGCTGGTCATCACCAATTACCTGCCCTGTAAATGCAGATATTCTATCTATGCCTGCAGGGTTTGTTTGATCATCTGTTATATGATATATCGAGCAGGCAAGTGTACCTGTCTTAATCCACATACTATACTGATAATCTTTCCACACTAATCCCATCGTACCGGATTGTCTAACAGCATCTCTATGAATTGCTGAATTCTTCACTATGGACGTATTAGCTGGTGGCTTTACCCAGCATGTAAATGTAAATGCAGGATCTTTGTTGTCGCCACCGTCGCCGGCATCAAAAGAAAGATTTTTTAAAGCTTCTGAGTCTGTTATCTTAAAATAGCTACCTGTTTTAGCGCGTCTGGGTCTTAGAATCTCCATAGCAGGGAGATCCAAACTTGATTTTCCTCTTCCTGATGTGACTGCGCCGGTCAGATATTTTACTTCTGTTGAAGAGAATCCTGGTGGGACATTCATAGACCCAGAAAACGAACCAGAAGATGCAGCAATCTCAGAAAAGTGAGCATTCATTTCGTACCCAGAAGTACCATTTCGTGTTTCTGGCTCAGATACAACTCTAAACCATGCAACTAAATCGTTTGATGAATGATATAAGTCGCCCTTCTCAGAAACGAACATTGTTTTTAAGTCATATGGTAACTTATTACCATCTTTTGGGCCGAATGTGGGCATTATTACTTCTTGAGACCCCCGAATGCGATTGAGTCTGTCCCTATAGGTGTGTTGATATAGTCGAAACCATGAGTTGCATATCTATGGTTTACGCCAAGGTCACTATCGTTAAGGCTGAGATTTGATGACACATATGTAAGTGCATCTACAATTGACATTTCTCGGCCATTCGAATCTTCATATGATGCTTCGGCTAGCTTTGTCAAAGCTTCAAGCTTGTCTGTGCTGTCGATGTACGGTCGTATTTCTGTAACCTGATCTGTTACAAATCCCTGCATTGAAAGAGGGCCAGCTGTTGCAAATTGATCTGATGTGCTGTTTGTTTGCAGGGTACCGGTATTAAATGGATAAGAATAGTGCAAAGACCAAGATCCCGAGACATCAAAACTCCGAGATGCTATTAGATCTGCGCCAAACAACTCTATTCCGTCTAAAAAATAAGTCTCTTTTCTGTGACCATTGTAGGGCTCATACTGATCTGTTATTATCTGACTATTCCCAAATGTAGATTCATCAGTGCAGAATACTGATCCCCTAACACCTCTTGCAAAGAATGGAAATTCGGTACCCGTTCTAGAAGCTTCATCTCTGATTGGGAATATTTCAATTGCTCCCTCATTATGACGAGAAGTTGATGCATCAACCATTTCAGATGAGATAAGAATAGTATTGGGGTTGCTAGATATGAATTCAATAGCACCTCCGCGAAAAATATTATCTGAACGCTTCTTCCAAGAGTCTACTTCATCTGAGGTGTTGATCGTCCCTTTAGAGTGGCGATCTACAGAAAGTGTTTGATCAGAAAACGGCGTTCCATCTTGAAAGTCTCGCGGCTGCCCATAATCGTCAAATTTCATGAAGTGACTTGGTATCGATGCAATAGATCCAGAAGCAGACTGGTGTGAATCCATCCTTACAGATGACCTTTCTTTTTCAATGCGTGTAAATTTCTCTGTTATAATTCCAGTAGAAGAAGTCACATACGATTGAGATACATAACCCATTGATCCAAAAGTAGACGGTGACTCCATATCATTGAACGGATAAAATGATCCTGTTTGAACTCTGCCGTTGATGACTTTAATTCTTCCACCTGAGCCGACCCTTACTTTTACAGCCGTTGCTCTGATTAGATGATCCCAAGATCTTATATGAACACCCTCTCTAAGGAAATCAATAGACCCACTCTCAGAAGAAACACTTCCTCTTGTAATTGACCCTGAATTAACTCTAGATGTAGTGGGCATTAATATTTCCTAATTGTTGCTACTAGTTGACGAAGTAAAAGTGTTCCTTTCAAGCTATGTCTATCGTTTTCACCCAAGTATATATCGCTATAGTTATAAGTGAATTTTGGCCTTTCAAGCATATGTGACTCAATAACAAAATTGACTCCCAAAAATCTTGTTTTTCTTGGAACTAGTTTTTCAATCATGTCAGATATAGTTGAATCAAACCACTTGAAAAACTCAAAAAATGCCCTATTGTTGATCTTTGTTGTCAGCCTCTGAAAATATATGTCTCGCAGTATTTCTAAGTCCGGATAGTCAAGAGAAAATACAAGGTTGGGTGACCCAATTATTTCGTCTAGTGAATCTAATGTTGAGAATATATTGATAATGTCTTCATTTAGTGCCTGCACAGAAGATACTTCGATACTAAAACGTTTATCATCTCGAGAAATTTCTCCGGGTGGTATTTTATGCAAAGGTGCTTGTTCTACTTTGTTTCTACGTGCCGTTTCGCTATTCTTGAAACTCCTTGGACGTATTTTTTGATTGTTAATTGCTTGATCAAAGTATGGTGATATCATTGAGTGCTGGAATGTTACAGGCACACATGCTGGTTTATTTGCTTCAAATCCAGTACCTGAGAGGTGTAAATTATTTTGAGAGAAATCAAAGAAAGAAATAAATCCTGAGGAATTCGAGCCTGTCCTTATTTGATCTGCAGATATGTCAACACGAAGTCTTTCAAATGAGCCAGACTCAACTGTTACGAAGTTAAAATTCTTCTTTGGATTAGAGACACCCAATGATTTGAAATTTCGTACATGCTCCATGTCTTCTGTGTCGTTCAAATCTTTTGACCAGAATCTTATTTGACCTACATTTCCTTCAAATAGCGTCCATCTTGGGCGAATATTTTTGTTAGTGTCATTTAAAAAGCCACCGGCTGTAGCATTTGGATTATATGCGTCAATACTTTGTGATCCGATAACAAAAAAGCTACCACTGGCATTGTAACTGCTGTGTAAAGACTCAAAATAGTTAGTACCATCATGATCATCAAAGAGAATACTCTTGCTGTGATACTCTTCTATTCCATCACTAGATGCGCGGCCAGCTCTAAGAAAGTATGAAGAAGAGTTAATAGTCCCTGTTAGGTCTGATCTTATTCTTCCAAATGAAATGTGCCAATTGTTTCCATCAAATATGTTCACCCCTGTAACAGGCAGTGCTAGCATACTTCCTGATATCACAGGCCTTACGTACAACGTAAGTGAGCCTGTTGATAAATTATCAGAACTCCCTGAGAATGCTATAAGGTTTGCCAATATTGCACCAGAACCGGTTATCGATCCCGCCGATCCTGTTGTACAAACTCTAGACAAACTTTGTGTAACATTGTATGAAAGTGAACCTGTTCTTGCTGGGAAAGCATAGTATGCCTCATATGTCCAAGATCCTGAAGTGAACAATCCGTCTGACTCTCTTGCAGATACTCCGTGTATACCATACGGCTGTACAGACTTTGGTGCTTTTGGACTAGCTTGAGGATCTCTATGATTTCCAAATTTATCTTTATTCGGGTGTGGCTTTATGAATCCGGAACCGCCAGAGAAATCTTGGAATGATATAGCAGCTGTATCCGGGCTGTGTGTACCAGAAATAAATGCATTATTACCCAGGTTTAGCCGTTCTCTACTAGATTGTATTACAGTTACTAAATCAGAATCATAAGTTCCGCCAACAGATCCGCTGAAGCTTGACGTTATAACTTCATAAATCTCTTGTGCTTGATTGTTATTTGTGCCCGCTATCTTTATAGTACAAGTCTCTATAGAGCCACTAGTACCTGCAGGTGCATTAGCAGCAAATATAAATGTAAGGCGTTGCCCGTCTGAAGACGTGATGAAGAATTTATCACCCTCAGTTATCTTTGAGTAGTCACTGGATGTTATATAGCCTATAGACTGCAAATATGGTGCTGGATCTGGTTTACCTACCTCTACCCTAGCACCCGAAAGAAAACATGACTGCGCAAACGGTTTGTTAGTGCTAATACCGTGAGAGTTGAGATCTTCTGTAACAACTGCTTGCGATCCTGAGAATGATATCATTCTTGTTGTTGTTATTCTAGCTTCTCGTACATCTGTAATTTTTCTAGACTTAGAGCCGCCGAATTCTCTAAATCTAAAGTTTTGATCCGGATTGATTCCCATCCTACGTATTAGCGATTTTATGCTATGAATTGTACCCTTTGACTTTATGATTTCTGAAAGATCGGTCAAGATTCTTCGCCAAATTTGATTCTGGACATATTTCAGTGAGTTGTCATGCAATTCAGAAGCCGGTCTTAGATTTTCACCATTATTGTACTGCCCTAATGATGCATGAGCTGTCATGTTTGGTAATGAAAATCCATAGTATTCAGCTAGAAAAGGTAAGAATGTATCAGCAACAGTGCCATTGTCGTCATAATCAACATGCAACATTCTGCCAAAATGATCTAGATATATTTTCAACTCATCAAATTGTTTAGCCCATATAAACAAAAGTGTTGCCATTAGATGTGGTGGGCTTAGTTGACCGCCTCCAGGAAAGTTTTTAGACTCTCCGTAGACATTTCCAACTGAGCCTATTTCCGGGTCTGGGAAGTCGAAACCTTCATTTTGTAATGCCTCGTGAAGGTAATGTTTTGGAACAAGCTTTGTGATTAAATTTGGGTTATTATAGTCATATCTAGAAGCAGAAGTTAGCAAATCTTGATTTAGTGATATAAGTTCTGGATGTGCTGGAAATAAAACAGGATTTTCGCTTAGCGACTCTAATACTAAGGGTGTTCGTCCGGCATTCTCTATTCCTGAAGTGTCTAACTCTCTTAGCGCTGAACTATAATTTGTAATGTTTGAGTGTAGTGAATTTCCTGAACTGTCAATTAGAATACTGTTGTTCGAGTAAGATCCTGTAGGTTCATTAAACTTGAAATATAACTTAAGCTTCTTGCTAGGGTAAACATTTCGATGTGCTTCTCTTTCTTGTATTTTCGGGGTTCGAGCAGAATGAAAGATACGAAAGTCATCGATCGATCCGGAGAACGATGTTGTTGGTACCCATGTTGTGCCCTCTGAAGCTCCATATGGCCCGTGTGCAGTTCCTGATCCTATGAACATCGGTTGATCAGCATAGCCGAAAGCTCCCATTTCTGTGCTCATTGATGATGTAGACTTAAGCTTGAAATTTCTGTATAATTCAATCTTTTGAATGCCGGGAGTATTGTTTATTGTTGCGCATATATGCTGGAATCTTCCCCGGGCCAAGTCCATTGATGCACTCATAAAATGACTGCCTGACGATACTATTACTTCAATTGCGCCAGAGACAGCTGCAGCGTTTGTTTCACTTACTACAAGGGTAAACCCATATTTCTTATCCTTGACCCTCTGTACCAAAACAGAGTGCCCTAGATCAATATTCTTTGGTATACTTAAGTGAAAGTCAAATGATAGTGAATTTACTCCGGCGTCTAGAATCGATTTACCTGTTCTATCTCTGGATAGAGTCGGCATTGTAGTCCCAGCATAATCATTGATACGTATAAATGTTCCAGCATTAGATGACTCACCTGATACTGTGCCAGAAAAATTCAAATAGCCTAAGTTTTTTGGAAATCTATCCAGTATATATTTTTCAAAACCTGTAAGGTCATTACGAAATTTATCTAGCTCTCTCTTAGTGCCATCAAAAGGATAGTAATTGATAATTGTATCAAATGCAACATTGACATTTGCTTCTGCTGAATTAAAAAATGTGTGATTTTCAAATTTAGACCAGTCTAAAGACACTTGCTGGGTTGACTTGAGAGGAGACCCGGGTGGGTCATGCATGAACGATGCTGTTGGTGAAAGAAGTGACTGGCTCATGTTGTCGATAGTCATATCTTTGAATGCAACATTCTCAGATGCCAGCCTTCTCACAATTGACGGAGAGAAAAGTGGTCCTGTGCCGAATGGATTATTACTCGCCATTATTCATCCAATCTAAATCTAGTGCTAATATTGTCTGCTACAAACTCAACACCACGATCTACTACTAAAAAATCAAACGTATATACTCTACCGGGAAAAAGATTATACATGTAAAAATCAAAAAACATTCCCTCAGAATCAGATGAAAGCCTAGTACCATTTTTATTTTTTTCGTATGGTATCAGTATATCGCCTGTATCTGCATCTCGCACTCGATAGTATACTTCTTGAAGTACTTCACTTTTTATCTTGAGCGGTCTCTTAACAGGAGTATTTAGTTCATCATTGTAGTCTCTAACAAACAATCTAAATCTTACTTTGTCTCTAGAGGTATAAGCACTTCTAGCATTTATTATTTTCAGTATGGGCCTTCTAGATGTAAAGTTCATAGCTGTTCTATTGGGAGAATTAATTTCCAAACTACCAGTATAATATCCTACTTTGCCATCTGTGCTTTCCCAAAATTCATCAAATTTCAATGAGCCTGAAATTCTGGCGAAATCTGTTACACGACTTTTTCCAATTACAATATCTGTAGTGCTAGACGGAAGTGCAAATGTTGCTGAATAAACACCCGTAGCACCCTTGTTAGTAGAGCTTCCTGTATGCTGTGATGCTGTGATGTATTTTGTGTAGGATCCTGTCATTAGCCGCACAATCACACAATCAGATCCCACAACTGGTGTCAACCCGCTGCCAGAAACTATATTAGACGGCTGTCCTCTATGAAAGTTATTTAGAAACAATGTTCCTGTTACGTCAAAAAAGAATGATTCATGATGATCGTGTAGTGTATCATCAAATGATACATGTAACTGTGGTTGATTATAGCGATTTCTAGAGTGCCTTGAAGCAAATCTCTTTACAAATCTAGTTTTTGAGTCTGTCTCCTCTGACCCTGAAAACGATAGACGAAAGCCCAAATCAGGAATTACATCTTTGAGTGTTGCTGATATTATTTTTGTAACATCGATGCTCAAATCTTCATCGCCTACTACGAAATGCTGTGTTGCACCCAAGTCTTCAATTCCGGCTGAGTGTAGATTTCCTGATGATATGTAGTCAATATCACTGCTTCCTAATAGTCCTGGCTTGTTCGCACCGGTCAATTCCCACGATGATATGGTATCATTTGAGTATGATGCTGTAATAAAATTGCACCCATCAATATCATTGAATGATATTACATCACGACCGATACCCTCATCAAAGCTTTTAGACAAAGGGTAGACAGCAATTCGATAGTTACTTGGTGTTGCATGGCCCCCAAGTATATTTTTTAACTTCAGAGTACATTTGAAAGTTGAATTACTAATGTCAAGTATCGATCCGGTAAGTGACTTAAGGCGATCTATGTCAAATTTTATCAGGATCCTGGATAGCTCTGTTGGCGAATCTTCGCCTGTCAGTGTTGACTCATCGTACAATTTGAAAAGATCAAGTGTTCCAGCGCGGCCGACATTTGCATCAGTTGCTCTAAACTTGCCGTTGATAATTTTATTTGTAATGTATGTGTCTTTGCTAGATGTTAGTATGAGATACATTTTTCATCTCCCTACAGTGCTGTACCAATAATGTCATTTGTTGGAAACCTCAATTCAAATATCGATCCTTGTGGGCCAGTAATCATATTCCTCACTGTTGATGTCTTGAAGTCAAACGATGTATCACTGTAAATTCTGTTCTCTATTGTTCCGGCCAGTGGGCCAATATCTAGTTCAATAAGTGAGATAACACCTGGTGTGTTGATAATAACATTTCTAATGTCATCTATCAGGATCGGTTGATCTATTTGAAAGTGTCTAAGTTCTAAGATTTCTTTCACTCTAGCAATAGCAGTCTGCACTGTTGCTTGTTTGTTGACGTTGGGATTACAAAGTATGCCAAATTTGACGTAGTAATTAACAACGCTAGCGTCTAATATATCTATCGCGTCTGATATGAGCCTGAATTCATTTAGATATTTGGCTATGTTTTTCTTGAGAGAATCCGGAGTGATATCTAATTGACCCATTCTATTTCTAGAAATAACATACAATAAAGAAGATAGCGGATTCTCAGGATTGTCAGATATTCCCGCTCGATAAACTCTTCCAAACTGGGCCGGCAAAGTGTATATCCTTGCTAGTAAGTCTTGTTTGCTAACAATTCTAGACTGTTGCTGGCGTGCCACCGGTATTTTTTCTCGCAATTCAGATAAAGTAGGTGCAGAATCTCCTCCTCGCGCAGGATCATGATTCTTCACATCAAGTGATGATCTAACATATGTAGCATCTGCCATAGACGGATTTCTTCTAAAAGATATTTTAATATTTGATATTTTTCTAATCGCACTTGCAGGAACGTTGTGAGATAGTCCTCCGCCTGATCTATATCTTATCCTTATTGTTGTGTTCTTTGGTGATATTCCTAATGTTCTGCTCTTTATAAGGTCATTAGGGTCGATAGAAAATCTAGAAAATGTTGTCTTACCATACAGCGGTAAAGATAGCTTGCTGGGATCGGGAATAATATCGTCATCTAGCGAGTCAGCATCTCCAGAACCAAACTTCACTCGAGTAACTCGAGTATTGGGATCAACAATACGTACGAATCTATACGGTGCTGGGGCAACTTCAAGATTGCTCTGAACAAGATCGCTATCTTCATTTAAATTCATGACTGCCTTGAATACAGTGTCTTGTGACAGTGATTCTACTTCGTAGTACTGATTTCCATCCGAATCTGTAACAGACATAATGTCAGACACATCAGATCGCTTAAGCGAAACCTCTCTAAACGGCACATGAGTTGTGCCTATGCTGAATGAATCTTCAGACTCATCTCCAGAGACCATCAATCCTTCCAATGTCATGATATATGATGCTGGGGAGCCGTCTGAGTTAACATCTTCAACAACATATGATGCATCGTAATTTCCTCCGTCGTCTTGCTTGGCAAAGTCTAGATCTTCTGTCAAGTTAAATTTTACACCATTGAAAGATTCACATTGCGTTCCTGCTAATATCACCGGTAAAGCACTTCTCTTTGGAGCATACGATCCGTCAGAAAGTTGTTCAGAATATACTTTTATAAAAAATGTTGAGTAAACTGATGCTGGTGATGCACCAGATATTTGAATTCCCGCAGACCTTAAATGCCTAATGAGATTCTTGCTCTCAACTGCTGTGTATGCGTTGAGCTCATTGAATTGATGATCTAGATAGAATGTCATTGTATCGCCGACCATTGCTGCCATATCTAATAACAAACCCCCTAAAGATGCTTCTGAGAAGTCTTGTATCTGGTTTGGAAAATATGTCTTGGCATATCGAAGAAGTTCTGACCTAAAGCTATTGAAATCTTTAGCCAGGTACGTTCTATTGTTCTTTCTTTTTAGCTTTTTCTTTACATCTATAGACATATTATCCTGCTACGTATAGAATTACTTCTATTTCACGTTTTTTTTGTGTTAGCTTCGGTATGCCATAAGTAACTTTTACACCGACTTTAGCTGTATGCTCATTATCATGACGATCTACAATTGGCTCAAACGTCTCTAAGTTGACATATGGCATGTATTTGTCAACTGCTTTTTTAATTCTTTGTACTGCAACTTTATCAGCACTTTCTGCGCCTAACTCAAAACATAACTCCATCAAGTTTGCGCCAAAGTCATAAAAACCTAAACGCTCACCATGGTTTGTCATGATAAGATTGCGTAGATTGTCTGATATTTGATCTAATAATACAGTATTCATTCTAAACAAAGAGTTGGAATTGTCTGACAATTGCAACGGTGTTCTTATACCAATTGGAAGACGTACAGACTCAAGCTTTGCTTTTCTAGATCTTTCTTTCTCGTCTAAATCTAGATCGCCGACACTATTGAAGTCGTACGTCCTTCTATTTTGTGCTATTTCTGCCATTGGATTATCCGGTCCTTGTTAGACGTAAATATAATCTGTATCAAGTTGCAGTGAATAGAATTTCTATAATAGCTTTCCAAATCCGGTATGTAGAGCAGGCGAGGTGGGTGCTACTGTAGCACCTGTTCCGGTTCCTGGGCCTGTTGGAGTTACTACAACAGTTGACAACGTTGTTCCTGGTGGTGTCACAGATGACACTAGAGTAATATCGACATCAGCGCTTGTTATGTAGTCATGAATTGCATTAGCCATATCTAATGCCATTTTTGCATTATCTTCACCCTCTAATTTTCTTTCCTCAAATATTGAAAATAATGTTGCTTGTAGTGTAATTTTAGCATTTGATAGTGACATAATGTTTCTATTCTCCGAATATTCGATCTGATTTTATACTTTTTATTTGATTTATTCTGGCATCCATGTCAGTCTGTAACGTCATGCATTCTGCAGTTGACGATACAAGTATTGACGGGTTTGGCGCACCAAAACCCGGGGTTGTATTTCCTGCAAATGTTGATTGCAAGCTAGTGCCAAATGATTTAATGTTGGTCAACACTTCTGTTAGCAGATCTTCAAGCTCTTGATACTTTACATATGGCTGGGAGCCTCCCGGGCCAGGGCCTTTGCCGGCGCCGCCGTCTTTTGTAGTACGCCCTAAAAATATCTTTGATCCTGAAATTTGAACTGTGCCATCAGGTAGAATAATAATTGAAGCAGCATCATCATCAGGCGTGCCCTCTTTTATTATACGTATAGACCCATTAATTGCAGCAGCATCATCATATGGCACATCAATATCTTTTTTTCTTGCTACAATTCTTATCTCGTCAGACTTAACAACTATGCATGCTGCATCTTCTATTTCTTCTATTTTTGCTTCAAATGGGTTTGGATATGATGCTGACAAGCCGTAATCATGATCGACATCTGATCGCATAGATACATATATCCTGCTAGCATCGTATATAAAGTCGGGATCCCCCTCGGCTGTATCACACAAACGATTTATTGTTCCCGCGCCCAAACCTCGCAATGTTGGATTTTTGTCAGTTTCATAAAATCCTCGAGAGTTGAGAATAACCCTTGGTTCTGTTCTAGATGGTTCACCACTAGACTTAGTTTCAAATATTGGATCGCCGGAGGTGTTCAAATATATTCGGCCGCGGCCGGCGACAATGTCGATTGCGCCGGCTAACTCTTTTAGTATGTTCTCGTAAGAATTTTCAGATATTTTTGGATCTTCGCCTACAATAACATCGTTCGTACTAGTATCTAAAGACGCATTGCTAAGCTGATGAGGGTCAGAAGGTACTGGTGAAAACTCTGAATTCCAGCCACGATCTTGCCCTAGACATATCAGGGTGTTATTAGAACCCTGTAATACTAAATCCCCGGGGCGTTTAGTGAATCTTGGCACTGGCTCTGCAACTACAGAACCGGCTGCTAATGATCCTGTATATACCCTTTCGAAAGGCAGATCACCGTTCGCGGTTGGGCCCAATGTAGGAATAATTTCTTGACCTGGCACATTGCCCTCAGGGCCGTTTGGAAAGTCAGGTATTTTTTCTGAATCTTCATCTGATGTTTGACGATAGTCACCAATTGAGTAATCCCATCGTCTATCGTCATGTGTGTAATTTACATCATCTACATGTTGAGGTGCTTGCATTCTGCAAAACCAGTATCCGACATTTGACCCTGGCTCTCGTAAGACCCAAACTCTTTCCCCCTGCTTGATTGGCATAGATAAATGAGGCGGAAAAAATGGATAGCATAGAAATTCACCCTCTGATTCAGAAGAAAATTGTACTATTATAGAATTTCTGGGTGCTTGTGACAATTCTAGTGAATTCGATAATCTAGATAGCAGCTCGTCTACATATGGATCTGAGTTGTCATCGCCCTCACCCACGGTTGGATATCCCAAGACTGAAATGTCATACAAGATATCTTTTACTATGGCTTTCTGAAATACTGATGATGATGGTGCATCTCGTATCGAGAGTACATCTTCTGAAAGGTCTGACTGTGCGCCCAGTAAATTTCGCTGAACGTCTGTTGTCATTATGTAGCTCCCTTTTTTCCATCACCTATCTGGGAGAATATATCGTCGGGATCGATTTTGGCTTCTTGTTCTTCTGCTTTTGTTATAAGCTCTGCAAGTCTTAAAATTTGCTCATTTGACTTATTCATTCGCTCTAAATACTTTGACATCGTGGGGCCAACTGTAGCATGCTCAATTGTGCCACCCTTCATTTGGCTCCATGCATCAGTAAATAGCATGGATGCACTCTCCCTGTCATTTAGAGCATTTTCGTATATTTCTTTCCACAGTAATTTTCTTTTTTCTTCTGTAGAATGAAGATGATCTAGAATGTCAGAAAATTTATCTAATTTTGCTTTTGTTTTGTCAGCACGTGTAAGGGCATCTCCCAAGATATCATTACTCATGATTTCCTCCTAAAAAAGATTAAAGTCACCAGATGCACCTGTCAATCGCCTATAGTGCTTTCTTATTGACGACATTGCAACAGACAATTGCTTCGGCGAAAGCCCGGAGATCTCTCTGACGTATACTAGTATTGCACGCTTATTCAGAAAGTCTAAATCGTCTATATTTTCAAATACTGTAATGACTGCATTGATACAAGATTTTTCAGACTCACTAGTCACTATTCCCTGAATTTCTGTCAAAAGATTTTGAATCTCATTTCTTAGATTCCTATTGATGAGTAAGATATCTGGCGGTGGGATTACATCATGACTTTCATACATTTCTCGTTGCAGAGTTGTCATACTGTCAGGATTGTCAGAGCTCACATGTCGCTTTACTCTTTTCTTTTGTTTTCTAGACCGTATAATGAGCCAGTTCTTAGCCACAACATTGAAGTATGAAAATGCTTTGGTACCTCGTTCTGGCTTCCATTTATGCATAGACTCATATAAAAATGATACACAGTCTGACTTCATATCATGAAACGTATCTAGAGGAGACTTGAAACCATAAACAAAAATAAGATTTTCAACCAATTTTTCAAATGCAGGTTGAATTTCTTTTATATAGACATTATGTTTATCATCTGTCAGATCTTTTGATTCTTGCTCAGACTCAATCTTTTCAAAACCCTGATACGTTTGAATTGCGGCTTGGGTATCCATAGTGAAATACATGTTTCTAGGGCCTGTGCCCCTCTTACGACGTATTTTTCGCTTTTTACTCACTAGTTTTTTCAATTTACTCTCCTGGTAGATCATCATGAATGGGTTCACCGGACAGCGAGAATGCATTAGCAATATATAATATTGATGCTCTAGTATCTCTTATATCTTGCACTACCTGGCGCACTTCAGGACTATCATAATAGAGCGGTCGTTCTAGTATACTTGACATTGATTTGTACTTCTCATCCATTACATCTAGTGACTCTTCGATTGCATCTTGTATCTGAAGAATTATGAGCCCAAATCTTACTAAATAGAACAAAGACAGTGCTAACATTGAGATTAGGCATGTAATTATGATGGCTGTTGAAGACATAATGTTTAGGTGAGATTCCTCATAAGCTTGTTATAGTGTTGATTAATAGACTTCTCAGAAAAGTTTTTTCTAATCTTTTCTTTCAAATCGTTAGCCCACTGTTTGGGAAGACTGGGCTTTTTCCGGAATCTCTGCAAACACTTCTTAGCATCATCTTCTATCGGTTCAGCCCATCTAGAATTTTCAACCCAAACTCTGCCGTCGGCTCGTGCTTTTGGAATTTCTGTTAATCTATGCTTGACAGCGATAAACTTTCCGTATTTTAGAAAATCTAGGTGACCGCTCCATCCAGTTGCAATTACCGGTAGTCCACTAGCAGCAGCCTCTAAAAGAGGTAGCCCAAACCCTTCACCTCTTGTGAGTGATACTAGGGCTTTTACTGACGGTACTTTATAAAGCGAAGATACTTCTTCTTCAGACATTGCTCCATGCAAAAAATAAAATCGAGGATATGGTCCTTTTCTAACTTCTGATATTAGATTTCTCAATAATTTTTCTGTTATTGATCGATCAATTTTAGTATTGCAACCTGAGTTTGTCTTAAGAATAATTCCAACTTCAGAATCTCCGGTGAATGTCTCACACATCCACTTGACTGTATTGAATAAATTCTTTCTATCTGTATCCGGTGTCTGGCCTGTGAATTGAGCAAATAAAAGAAAATTAAAGCTTGTCGACAAGTCAATGTCAAGCGGGGAAAGATCGTCATTCGTTACTGACTTGTGATATGTTTCCGGAATTACATGAATAGGCACAGTAACACTACCTGTATCTTCAAGTACTTTTTTTGTATGTCTTGAGGGTACAACAACTGCAGTCATTTTATTACATCTGTCAATCCAATTTGGATTACACCTATCTGACTCAACTGCAGCTGTAACACCTATATTGATGGTTCCCAAATTGGGATCCCACTCATCCGGTAATTGAACTTGTACAGTAACGTCCCACTTATTACCCTCTACAGGCTTGCATGTTCTACTTATGATATCGCCTATCAAACCGTCTTCAGACTCTTCGTTAAGCATCCAGGGTGTCATTCCCCATGACAATATTTGAGCTTCGACATCGAAATCAGATCTAGATCTTGCCCATCTATAGATCTGTCTAGAGTGTACGCCGTATCCTGACATTGTCAGTAGTGGTGCTCTAACAAGTACTCTTTTTTTCATCATATTTCTTGAATCTCCCAGAGCTTATTGTTACTCTGTTTATTTTCAACTAAGTCTAGCAAAGTGTCATGCCACAAGTCGATTGTTGTTTGATGATTGAATTCAGAGTCTACGTACTCCTTTGCTTTCTTTCCCAATTCTACTCTCTTCTCATGTCCCATTTCGTACATGTCTAAGAAAGCTTTAGCAGTAGTCTCAGCTGAACAATAATCTTCATATATGTACGGTACCTGTTGAGAGCCTACCAATGACTTGAATTCTACTGGGAGTGCAATTCCGTTCTCTGATTCATCTCTATGATCTACAACTTGACGCGTAAGTCCCCCTGTCTTGAGTGCGATAATTGGCTTAGCACATGACATTGCTTCTAGTGTTGACAAACCAAATCCTTCTGCATAGCTTACATTGACACATACATCACTTATGTTGTGCAATATATTCATTTTTTCAAATTCAAGCCTGTCAGGTGAGAAAACAACGTTATCTTTTATGCCTAATAAGTCACATGTGGCATATAAATTAGGTCCCTCAGGATCATCTGGTTGAGTATGCATCAGTAGTGATGCCTTCTTGTGACCATGCTTCTCTTCTAGCATGTCTATGAATGTCTTCCATGCTAATAGTAGATCATTGGGTCGCTTTCTTTTAGCGTTTCTATTTACCCAAAATGCTACAAAATGATCTGCTCTTTCACGCCCAATAACTTCATTTCTCCACTTGATTTGCTCATCTCGCTTGATGGGATAAAACAATCCGTCAGGTAATGAATGAGGAACAAAATTTGCTCTCCCCGGGGCTAGATCTTTTAAAAATTCATATGTAAGATAAGAGTGACAGTTAATTAAGTCTGTAGAATCATACAAAACTTTATTGAAGGTGGGAACAGGAAGATTATCCCATACATGCCAATAAGCAATAGGACAAACTTGATGTATTTCATCTTCCATTTCCCAGAGCCAAATAAAGAATCTGGGGTCTGTAAAGATTAGGACAACATCTGGTTTTTCTGCGACTAAAGTTGATCTGATTAGCTCTCTATTGCCGAATCCATCAATTGGCTTAATAATAAAGTCATCATTGACAGTAATCATTCTATAATCATCATGCTTAATTGCCGCGCCAAATTGTCGAAATGACCAGCAGCCCTTCTTTATTAAGCCGTCAATCAAAAATCTACTTTGACAGCCCACTCCAGATGTGCTTAAAGCGTGATCTGAAAGCATTAATACTTTGTATTTTTTTGTCATATTTCACCCACTATAGTATCATATTCATAACATGGTACCAGTAAAAGATAGTTATTATTTGCAGTGTTCTGTATTAGCAAATTCACAAAACCTGCATGATTCTCTATTTTTTATAAAAAAGCTTCTTCTGATGGTGCTTATCATGCTAGTCACCATCTTTTGAGCCTTCTCTATAGACTTTGGCCCTGACGATACTTGTACAAGATCACACATATTCCCAGGTTTTCCGCCTCTTTTCAAAAGTATGAAACCACACCCCACGTCTCGGAGCGGAATATCATTTTTAGTTGCCCAGTAGTCTTTATAGAGAATTATTTGTGCTTGAGTTAGAAAATCTTGCTTTTTTCTCCTATCCCAACCGTATGCTTTTGATGTCTTCCAATCAAGTATCCAGTATTTCCATGTGCCATTTTTTCTGGGTACTTTTATAATTACATCGATGTAGCCCTTGAATAGAGCATCTTTGCCAGGGATTTCCTCATAGAGCATTTCTTCTGCACTAACACGCTCCCACCCTGGAAACGTTTCATCTAAGTATCGTGGAATGTCATCCCACATATTGGATGCCCATGTACACCACTCTTCAACAGGAGAGTATTTGTACCACCCGGGTTGCTTCTTAACCCAGTCGGGGTCATCAAATCCATTTTTTTCCCATGCATTTCTAATATTGTTCAGAAGTGCCTCTTTGGGAATGTTGCCGGTATTCAAGAAGCTTTCGCAACCTTCATGAACGTTGGTGCCAAAGTCTAAATAGGGTGATGGCTCAAAAATAGATATTTTATCAATATGTACTAACTTGTGACGCCATGGACATTCTTTCCAGCATCTCACTTCACTATAAGAAACGTGGGGCTTTCCGGTGGGTAGTTCTTTCATATGCTGCCTTTTTTTATTGTTCATATGAATTATAACATGCATTACAACTTAGTTCAAGCAGCAGATCTATAAAATATTTGCAGACAGCCATGTTGATACATACTTCTCTAGTCGTAACAATGGCATCCAACCTGTCTTCGCTGTGATGTTGGAAATATCTGCCAGGGTGTTCTTTGCTTCCCCGGGGCGGGCCGGTATATATTCTATTTTGCCGCCGAACATTTCTGCCAACTCATTTATAGAGTAATTTGTTCCCGTGCCTAGATTGAATACATCTCCTGAATATTCTTTTTCTGATAACAAAGTAAACCCACGAACTATATCTTTGACATGTGTAAAATCTCGTCGTTGAGTTCCGTCGCCAGTAACTGTCAATTTTTGACCCGCTCTCGTCAAATTTTCAAATATTCCTACAATTGTAGCGTATGGGCCGCTAGTTGGCTGTCTAACACCGTATACATTAAAAAATCTTGCTGTGACAGTACTCAGCCCATAGACTTCTGAGTACATTTTGCACAATTCCTCTCCTGTATATTTTGCAAATGAATACGGATTTAGTTTGGGTCCACCGTAAGCAGAACTAGATCCTGCATATATTACTTTTGCATTTGAGCTTCTGGCAAATTCTAGAACTTCTGCAGTTCCCATTGCATCTATAGAGAAGTATCTAAGAGGATCTTCAAAACTTGGTTGAATTCTAGCTAGTGCAGCTAAATGATATATTACATCAAAGTTAGATTCAAATCGATATGTATTGAGATTGCGTATATCATCAATCCAATATGTAACACCCTCTCGCTTGTTGTTTATGTTGCTTGATTCTGAGCACAGATTATCTATTACAGTAATTTCATTTTCAGGATCATACAACAGCTGCTCAACCAAATGTGACCCTACAAAGCCCAAGCCTCCTGTCACTAATACTCTAGTCATTGCTAACCGCCCTCCCAGACATAGATTCCCAGTCTCTATTTGATCTCAACTCATTGTTTTTTGTCTGTACAGAGGATAGCAAACTTGTGTCTACATTGTTTTTAGATCCAAAGTGTATCATTGCTGCTAAGTCTTTTGGTAAACAATGTCCCCCAAAAGCAAAGTCACCATCTGGACCGGGTACTGTAACATGACTCTGGCCAATTCTTGTGTCATAAAGTGCGTACTCACAGACTTTATCATAGTCTAAGCTAGATGCAGAACATAATTGATACATTTCATTTGCAAATGTCACTTTAGTTGCTAAGAAGCAATTGATGAAATACTTTACCATTTCGGCAGTCTCTGACTTAGTTATGATAATTGGTATTTCTGGAAACGGTTTTCGAAACATTGATTTGACACGCTTGGCACCGCGGCAATTCACGTCAGGATTACCACCAAGTATTATTCTTGTTTGATTAATAAAGTCATTGAATGAATTTGCCTCTGTCAAGAACTCAGGACTAAAGCATACATCTAGTTTGCTAGTGCTATTTATTCGCTTAGTAGTACCAGGTGGGACTGTCGACTTTATAACTAACGTGGGACTTTGATCTAGGGTGGTACATTCAGCTTCAATGCCTGCTATCACACTTTCTAAAAGTCTAGTGTCACACTCCCCTGACTTTCTCATCGGGGTAGGTATGCACACAAATATAATCTCAGATTTTCTGCACACTTCTTTGTGTGTACTATTGCACTTAGACTCATCGATATCATAAGTCAATATATTGTAAAAGTCCTTGAGGCCCTCTCTAATAGCCGACCCCACAAATCCCTGCCCTACTATTCCTATCATGCGTCTCTCCATAATTTCTTAACTGTTTTAGCTAGCACATCTTCAAACACGCTATTTGAAGTGTACCCCAAGTCTTTTAGTTTTTGATTAGTAATTGAGTATCTAAAATCATGGCCAAGTCTATCATCAACAAACTCAACGCTACTATCAAAGTCTTTTTCTAAAATATCACATATAAGGCGACATATCTGAATATTTGTAATTTCTTTTTTTCTAGTTATGTTGTACGTCTGATTTAGATCAGAGTTTTCCATTATATAGCGAATAGCAGCTACATTGTCTTCTACGTATAACCAGTCTCTGACGTTAGTACCGTCACCATATAATGGAATCTTTTTGCCAGATTTGAGCGATCTTACAATTGTGGGTAGAAGCTTTTCTGAATGCTGCCTTGGCCCAAAATTATTAGACGGTCTGACTATGATATATTCAATACCGTGTGTATTTGAATATGATTTTATGAGGTGTTCTGCAGCTGCTTTTGTTGCAGAGTATGGATTCTTTGGATTGAATCTAGACACTTCATGGTGCGACCCATATTGTATCGATCCATAAACTTCGTCTGTCGACACATGAAGCAATTTAGTGTTTGTTTTTCTACATGCTTCTAGAATAGATTTAACACCCATTATGTTTGATTTGATGAATGCTTCTGATGAATCTATTGAGTTATCAACATGTGTCTCTGCTGCAAAATTGATTATCCACGGGGTAGTAGTCAATATCGATTCTAGAGTACTTTGATTACAAATATCTGTTCTGCTTAGCACAAAATTAGAGTTATTCAAAGCAGCAGCTAAATTCTTTTCATTCGCTGCATATGTGAATTTATCAATTCCGTGTACCATGTAACCAGACTGTAAATACAGATCTGTTGCATGACTGCCGATGAAACCGGCACACCCTGTAATTGCTACTACTTGATTCAAACTCACACCTCTTTAGAAAAGCTACTAAGAACTTCTTTAATATACTCCAAAGTATCCCTCGTGTAATTCGGCGAACAGCCTACAAAAAATACTTGATCTAATACTTTATTTGCATTGGGATAGTCTTTGAAGTTTCCCAATCCTCTGTATGCTGGATGTACTAATATGTTTCCCGCAAAATAATTTCTTGTTTGAATGCCATTAGTTTCCAAGTGCTGAACTAGCTGTCGCTTCAAGTCCCCTGATTCACAAATGACAGGTACACCAAACCAACTAGTCTCTGCACTGTCTAATTCTTGGGGAATTCTAACACCCATAATGTCATGAAAGTAACTTTCAATTTTAGTCTTGTTACTTCTTCTAGCTTTGTGAATTCGATCAAGCTTTTCTATCTGGACTAGTCCTATTGACCCCTGCAAATCTAAGGGCTTGAGATTGTAACCCATATTGACGAAATAGTACTTGTGATCTATCACTCCGTTATAGTATCCTTTGAGCCATTTGTCAAATCTTTTTCCACATGTACCCTCAGAAAGTAAGTTTGCTGATCCAACGCAATAACAATCGCGGCCCCAGTAGGCGAAGCTTCTAGCTGACCTTATAATATCTGCTCTATCAGAAGATACCATTCCACCCTCACCAGTAGTCATATGATGTGCCGGATAAAAAGAACACGAACTAGCAATAAAATATTTTGCAAAGTCTTTACCCTTCCACGTAGTGCCCAAGCTATCGCAATTGTCACCTATCATTTCAATATTGTGTTTTTTGCAAAGATCAGACAGGGCGTCTAAATCATAGGGATTACCTAATACGGGTGATGAAAATACTGCTACTGTCTTGTCAGTAATTTTCTTTTTAATTTCATCTAGATTCCAGTTTAGATCGTTCATGTCGATATCAACAAAAACAGGCTTGAGGCCACACTGGATAATCGGATTTAGTGATGTAGGAAATCCTACTACTGATAATATTATTTCGTCGCCATCGTTCCACCCCATGCACTCTTTGAGGGCAGATATCATCACTAAATTAGCTGAGCTTCCGGAATTTACCATCAATGAATGCTTGACATCTATTTTTTCCGAAAACTTTCTTTCAAATAGACGAACTTTTTCTCCTGCGGAAACCCATTTTCCCGTCATTAACGATTCAATAGACGCAGCTATTTCTTTTTCGTCCCACACAGGTCCAGAATATAACACACGTGGGTATTTCCCCTGCGATTTCTTCTCCGGGCCAGTGATATAGTCAGGCATGCCGTCATACTCTTCTGCGCACTTTTTTATAAATTCTACTATCATTTCGTTCAAGGTTGACATAACAAACTTATTCCTTCATTAATTGATATCTTTGGTTCAAATCCCAAATTGATTAATTTCTGTGTATCTAAAAACATGTCTTTTACCTGAACTATATTGTGAAAATCTGGTGGGGAGACATCAGTAATGACTGTTTTTGAATTTACAGTATTAATTGCTTCATCAATCATATCACGAAACCTGTGCGGAATTCCGCTGCCAACATTATAAATCTGATCCAAGTCGCCTTCTTTTAGAATTAAATCAATTGCTTGACAAACATCTGTTACATGAAGATAATCTCTTATAAAGTCTCCCCCGTGATATAAGTCGATGGGTTTGTCACACTTTATCTGAT